TACCCAGCTTACATTACCAGCATCGCCTTCAATAGCAAAAAGACCTGCCCCAGCTGTGTCGCTAGATGTTCCTATAATGTGTAGTTTCTTTTCAGGAGCAGTAGTGCCGATACCAACGTTGCCATCTTTGGTAATACGCATTCTTTCTGTATTACCGCCTTCGCTAACGCCAAACCAAATATATGGAGTACTGCCAGTACCGCCTTTCGCAATTAGTCCAGTGCTTCTGTTGTCCCCGTGAAGCAGTAAACCGTTTTGATAAGCAGCTCCCTGCTGATACTGAAGCCCTACAAATCTATCGTTACCCCAAGTTGTAACAATATCTCCATCAACATCAAGTTTTTCTCTTGGACTCGTAGTCCCGATACCTACGTTGCCAGCTGCTGTTACTATCATTCTTGTTACAGAACCAATGCCAGCGCCACCACCTGTTCCTCCCGATAATTTAAGTAGATACTTATCAGATGCGTTTTCTGTAGAATCTACAGCTATACCATATCCGCCACCGTGAGACATATAAACATTTACATCCTCGTCAGCTGTGGCATTCTGGAAAGAATAACCCCACCCTGACTCTGCGGACAATCCGTGAATGTGATAGGCTGGATTAGTTGTTCCAATGCCCACTCTTCCAGCAGAGGTAATACGCATACGTTCAGTACCTCCGTTTGTTCGGAAATACAAATGCTTATCAGTACTTGCGTAAATATCAGCTAATGCTGTTCCTTCAGAATAAAACTCAAGAGAAGCTCCGTGTCCGCTAGCAAATGTTTGACCTTCTATTCGTACTTCACCCCATCCATTATTTCCCTTTACGTGAAGCTCTCTTGCTGGACTAGTAGTTCCAATACCAACCTGTCCACTGTCTTGTATTGTCAGTAATGCGTGACTTAGTTGGGCAACATCTGGGTTAAAAGTTGTGTCTGGTTTATTAGCTACAATCCATTTATTACTGCTTACATTATACGGCACACCAGTAAACCAAGACTCATTTGCTTCTGTGTTGTAGTGGTATAAACCTTGACCCCGAGAAACCGCTTGTCCTGCTTGTAGTAAGATTGAGCCAGGTGCATATCCTGTTGCAGTGGTATGACTAAACTTGGCAACATAATCATTAGTAGTACTAGCAACGTGTAAGCTAGCTCCAGGACTCGTAGTTCCAATACCAACGTTGCTCTCTAGTATATATGAGCTATTTCCAGCTGCGGATAACCTAACTTTATTTACACCAGAATTAGCCCTTAAAACTAAGCTTCCGTGACTACTTTCTTGCCCTATTGCAACTACGTTAACGGTATTCCCTGAGTGCGTTAATGTAATCTGGTCAGCTGTGCTGCCTGTAGATTTTACATTAAGTCTAGCCCCAGGACTAGTAGTACCTATTCCTACTCTATCATTTGCTGCATCTACATATAGAACACCAGAGTCTGCATTTACACTATTGAGAAACTTTATTGCCATAATATTAACTTGTCTTGCAAAGATAAAAAATAAAGGGGTAGCGACTTTGCGCCACCACCCCTCTTTAAATAATTATTTATTACTGATTATGCGACACTTGTCACTAATACTCTGTAAGCATTAGAAGCAGGTGCGGAAGCAAAAACTAAAGTAACAGTATTTGTGTTAGTGCGCTCTACGTCTGTGAAAACTGTAGCACCGCTACTCTTTTCGTAAACCTGTACAATTACATCTAATGTCTCTAAGCTGTGGGTTATAGCATAAGATGTAGCACTTCCGTCACCAACATCACCTGCAAAGTTCTTAGCATCGTAGTGTGCTTCAACGCCTGCTGCGGTAACCGCACGAACCGTATCTGTACCTGTAACAACCTCAGCTGTAGTAGCTAACTCAACAGCACCTTTCACCGTTGCTGAAGCGTCAGCAATAGATATAGCAAGTGCATTACTACTAGCGTCAGTAGTAATTGTAGTTCCGTCACCTTGAATAGTTAGGTAAGCAGTCTGTCCAATACTCTCAAGACCTGAGTTACCTGCAAATTGTAATACACCCAGTGCTGTAGAAATGTCCAACTTCTTAACCTCGCCAGAAGTATGAAGAAGGATCTCAGAAGTTCCTGATGTAGTACCAAAGTCAGCAAGGCTACCGATATGTAGTTTCTGATTTACTGTACTCCAGTAGTCAGCACTCTCATCCCAAATGAAGCTTACGTTGGCAGCTGTACCACGCTCAACCTCAATACCCGAATCCTGTGAAGGAGCAGCATCACCAGCTAAATTACTATTCAGTAGAATAATATTATCGGCTAAGTTGATGGTTTCGGTATTTACAGTTGTGGTCGTACCTGTAACTGTAAGGTTAGCAGTGATAGTTACTGTAGTGCCATCATCTAGAATACTAGAGTCTACAAACTGACCGTTAGTATCGTCCCACTTCTGTAGTGTGTTAGCAGTGAAGTTCGCATTGTTTTTTAATGCTACCGATACAGCTCCGTAAGTACCACCACCAGATAAACCAGTAGAAGCGGTTACAGCTGTAATGTCTCCCTTCATACTCTGCCATACAGGTCCAGTCTCGTTAATACAAACGTAGACTTCTGTAGAAGAGGTGTTGTAATAAATCTGACCCAGTTTAGGGCTAGAAGGTGCAGAAGCGAGGTTGTGAACGACTACGTTCTGAATCTCATTCTGACTGAGGTTTATACTATTTAGGTACTTTATTGCCATAGCTAGTTAAAATATGCTTTTCCAGAAAATGCTCCTGAAAAGGTTAGGGTTACTGTGTTATCATCTATATATCGTATATCTCCATACACTACGTCTTCTGCTGAGTCTACTACTACTGCTGCGGGTCGCTTACCTAAGTTATGCGACACTGTCCACGTTGCTGACGGAGAACCTTGTGTATGCACATAGTTCTTATCGCCACCACCCTTAAGACCGCGAACCTCAAGTTGATTCTCTACAGGTTGCTTTATAACCGTGCTTTTATTATACCCACTCTGTTGAATAGATACGCTAATAGCCTCATTATTCTTTACGGTTATATTACTCACTTACGTCTTCGTTTATTTTAAAGATTCCATACATCCATGTGGTTACCACAGCCCCTTGCGAGGACTGTAAGTCATACACATATAAACCACCCTCAACCGCTTTCATGACAGCTGCTGAGGCTGTAATAGTTAGCAATCCGTTGTTGTTGCCTGCAAATCCAAAAGAATTGGCGCTATTATCATTAGAATCACCATCAAGCAAAGATGCTGATGAAGTGTCAGACTCACGAACCTGCATCATCCAGTGATATCCTGAAGACAAGTCAATAGCTACGCCATCTTCATCTTTAAAAGTAAGCTCTAAAGTAAACGTGTCACCACGTCTAGTAGTAACATCTACTCTGTTTGCTATGTCTAAGTTTATGCTAGTTGCCATATTACAAAGGTACTAATTTACTGGTTATCAAATAGTTGCGATAGTAAGTCTTCGCTTTGTTCTTCCGTTAACTCTCCTCTTTTTCCTTGACGCTGAGAAACCAATTTTGACTGTTCAACCGCTTGCTTTTTTATGCGACTATCTTTTGCTTTTTCTCTTTTGTCTTCGGCGCTTTGTTGAAACCCATATTGACGCTCAAGATTAGAATCACGAGTTTGAGACTTTATTTTCTCAAGCTCCATCTTATACCCATACTCTACTTCTAGAAGTTGAGATTTTACTTGAGCTTCTATCTGAGCCTTCTGTGCATCTAATTGAGCCTCCATTTGCATCTTCTGAGCTTCCAACTGAGCCGTGACTTGCGCGGTCTGTTGGTTAGCTTGAGCTTGCATCTGAGAATTTTGTTGAGCCATTTGCTGCCGTTGCTTAATACGCTTTTTGCGTCTAACAACTAACAATCGCTCCGCTTGATCTACATCTTTTAGTCTACGTATAGCCATTGCATCTTCAAGGTCTAACTCACCTTGAGCAATTGACTGCTGAATGTTCTGCTCTAAATACATTCTATCCTCATCGTTCATGTTTGTTACAACACGAACCCCAAAGTTATACATAGGTAAGTCCTTGAATGAAGACAGTATACTCATGTTTGTTTCACCTACTGCTTTCTCATAGACTCTATATAAAATAGACTCAGGGGGAAGTACTTGTAGACACTTTACAATGTCTTCACAAACTCTTTTGTATAGTACTTGTGATGCGTAGGTGATGTCGTATATGGCGTTGTTAGAAGCTGATATAGCTTGTTGTCTAACACCAACGAGGGAGTCACCTTTAGGAGTTGATCCATCAACAACCTCATTAAGACCCGTAGTGTCACGAATCATATTAAGGTATTGATTGTATAGTCCAATGAGTTCTTGGATGTTACGTATAGCATTACCTATCTCACGAACAGGTGGGTTTTGGAATCCTCCTTCTGGGTTCTTTGAGCGGTAATAGAATACACCTGTTTGTTCGTAGATATCTTGAAGCTCTAAGGGTTGGAGTTCTCCACCTCTTCCTAGCTGTACATTCTCAAGACCTTCAATGTCAATAATAAGACCATCGGGTTTTGCTTTAGCAATAGATTGCTGAAGTTTCAAGTGAGCTAGTTGCATCATATCCGCATACTGCTTCACACTAGACACCATACTCTTAGGCATCATCTTACGCAAGTTAGTAGCTATAACACTATACGACATACGTGTTCTTGATATGTCGTGCATGTTACGAGGAAGGTTCTTTTTTAAGCCGTAGCTGAATATATGTTTTGTTCCTATAACGTGCTTACCACCATAAACTGTAGCATGTTCCATTTTATGCGCTTTACGCTCAAACACACTACCCGAAGGAACGTGTACTTCATTTTGTCCTTTGTAGTAGAAACCAACATTTCCAAAACGTGATTCCTTTTCCTCAAAGTATAAGCAGTCTGTAGACATGAACTCAAAGTCCAATACCTCAATAATGTATTCATCATATCCGAATACAGTTTTGCTCATTGTTTGGTCGTAGTAGCTATTGCCTAATTTGGTAGGGTCGTTAGAGTATCTAGTCTTTACTTGACGAGCCATCTCTTCGTATTCCTCTTCTTCAAACTCATTACGTGAAATACGCTTGAGTTCCTCAATGGTCATTCTTTGTATATGCCCCGCATATTTTAAGTCCGACATTGTAGCATCCTCAGTTTGAGAATGGATGAAGTATTCAGGATCAACATACTTAGTTGCTAAACCATAGTTAGGGTCATTATCGCGCTTAACTACAGCCATACCTACACTCACTAAATCTTCTACAGCTCTACGATATGTCTTCTCTGGGAAGTCATTCCACTGTAGGGTTAGGTTTGTAGCTATTTGCGCTGCAATCTCAGATGCAACTTTAATATTAGTATCAAGAAATATCTCAGCTTCTTCGGGGCTATCGGGTAGTTTATCTACCTCAATGCCTGGGTTTAATCCCGCTTCCTTCATTTTATTGAAGAACTCACGATTTTCAATTCCCGCTTGAACCTCAGCTTTCTTGCGTTCCTTTTCTGTTAGCGATAGTGGGTCTACTGCTTCTAAGTTTGGATATGGTTCACGTGATAGAATCTTATTGACTACAATCTTTACGAACTTAGGAATGATGGGTACTGGAGACCAATCAATGTTTAGCAGTGTACCATCCCCATTGTTTGGGTCTAATGAATTAAGTACTTGCTTATATTTAGATGTATCTTGAGTCCCATTCGCATAATCTCTATTGGTATTGAATTCTTTCATTCTGCGACCATAGAGAGAGTTAGATTCATTTGAAGAACCCCATTGACTTACGATAGCACGAGCGTACTTGAGTCCGTAAGACTTGGCTGACTTTTCAACAAATGACGCTAACGGGTTTGGAAAGCTTCCGTAGTTCTTTTTACTTGACATATTCAGTATATTGGTAAACCCACTTTTATGCAAATATACTAAATACCTGGTAGCTAATTATTTAGAACTCTCTAGGCTTAAATCTCCTAAAAAATACTTTATCGCTTAGGTCACTCTTCTTTACTTCCTTAATAGCCTTCTGAGACGCTAGTAAAGCAAGTCCTGCAGATATAGTCATATCAAACTTTGTACGGTCATCAATATTAAAGCCAATCCAATCTTCTAATGTTCGGCTAAAATACATCCTTCCATAGCTACCTGTATCATTGTTTAACCCTACATGTTCGTGTACATAAGCCTCAATCGCTTGAGCGTGAGCTTGTATAACATCTTTAGAGTTTGAGGGTATACCTTTTGTCTTAGAATTATGTGCTGATCCTGGCGGAGTCAAGTGTTCAGGTCGGTTCATAACATATTCATCATATCCACGAGCTTCAAAATAACGTACAATACCATACTTGTTATTCTCTATTAATAATGGATATCCATAGAATACTGATGCCATTAATATATCTTCATAGAAGATTCTAGCAAGGGGTGGGCGCTCGGCATACTCCGCTACAAATATATTTGATGGGTGCTGCATATTGAACTTATTGTAAAAATGACATGCACCCTTAGAACCCCTTCCGTCTACAGTCTTATCAAGGTCATAGCTATCCACTCCCCCCACTCCTATAAGTGGATTTCCTGGATGGTACTTACCATGTTTTGACACTTTACTGTTTCTTGTTCCTTCAGGGGGTAACCATGAAACACGCCATTTTCCGTTCTTATCGGGTGACCATACAACCTCGCTATCTTGGACTCCATCCCTCCACATAAAATTACCACGTATCACAGGCGAAGGATAGACCTCTTCATTATGTGCTATTTGTTCGTATATCTTACCGATATTGAAGTGAGAGGATTTGGTAGAGTCGCGGAATGCTTCGTCTTCTGAAAATGGAAACTGACGGATAACCTCATTAAGTTCATAGGGGTCGCCCATCAATGCTTTACGCTCATTGTTGAGGTAAGTCTTTGCGCCTATATCTATAACTTCTCCGTCCAATCCTTCCACGGGTTCTTTCGGGTCGTCAACAACAGGGTTTCCGTGTTTATCAAAGAATCCCTCAAGCGCGTCATATGCAGGTATAAATATTTTATACAGACCGCTTTTTGTTCTTCCGTTGGAGTTCCTTTCATAAGGGTCTGAGTTGTAGTACAACTTTTTAAACTGTGCGCCACCACGGTCTAGCGGGTTTACTGTTGAACCGACCAATGCCTTTCCAATCACTCTACGACCTACTATTAAACATGTTCTATGTATACGCCATACATCTTGAATATCTAATGGTCGCTCCCACTTTCCTGCCTCGTCAAGATACAACATGTGGAGCTTCTCCCCATCGTATGCGTTAGCAGTAGTATTCTTCCAATTGACGATAGTATCTAATGCTTCACCCTTATGCGAAGTCTTGTTGTTCTTGGTAATACGCTTTGAAGGCTCACGGAATGCAAGCTCCATGCGAGGATTTGTTGTACCATCTTGTATAGGCTTAAAAAAGAATGGATAGCTCTTGAAGATAGGCACAACCTTCTTCATGAATATATTCTCTTGAGCATCCTTACCCGTCTTAGACATAATACCTAAGAGCTTCTCTTTTACTTGAGTGCCTTCATCAACCTCAATACATGCACTCATATTGGTATATCCCGAACGTCTACACTTAGTGTATATCTGACCTAGTGATCGGGAGTCAACCTCACATGCGAGAAAGTGAGTAAATAGCTTACGCTGAAAATCTAAAAACGATGGGTAACCTATATCAATTTTACTCCATTGAAGCATCATGTAGTGGCGACCCGTTAGGTAAGTGGGCTTCCCATTGTTATAAAACCATACCCCATCACGTCTACGTGTAAATTCTTTTTGAATATATGGGGTGTACTTAGCTCTAAACTCTCTTGGGCTTTCCGCCCATTCATCCATAGAACGGATGGTAAGTAGGTCTTTAGGCATTGGAGTCCTACGCCAATACTGCTCCTTCTTAGGTAAGTCATAAAACAGTATCTCTTTATCTTCGGGGACTTCGGGAAGTTGAATGCAAAGACCAGAAATATCAATAACCTCGCCACTCGTATCGTTTAAACAAACATTTACTACGGGGTCTTCATATTCCTCTATGTCTACTAGTCCTGCCATTACTTACTAAACCTTTCCGCAAATCCTCCTGAGAAGTCGTTCTCTTCTGACATACCACCGCTATCCTTTAGGGAGCGTATCATATCTTCCAACCTTTGCCTCTCTTGTAGAAGTTCGCGTGCATCTGTTGCAGTTTGCTTTATAGACTGTAGTTCCGCCTTCCGACCCG